ATGGACGGCGCCGATCGGCCGGTGCGCGTTTCTGCTGGCGCGACTGCGCCCGTCAGACTGTCGACTACGACCAGACCAGATCGCCGGCCTGGCGAATGACCGCCGAATACTCGGTCAGGTTCCCATCCTTGCCGATCACTTCGTAACTCACCAGGCGGGATTCCATGGTCGCCGTCTTGCCGTCGCCAAAGACGACGGTCAGCGTCCGCGTCGCCGCCTGCGGACTGGTGTCCGGCGTGCCGAACACGACATGCGGTCCGGTCGACGCCGTCGTGTCGAAAATGCCGGTCACGGTGATATCCGGCACCTTGATCATGCCGGTAGGCGTCGACGCCTCGGCCGACGTCCCGAATGGGTTCGTCTGCTGCGTGATCGCCTCGCGCTTGATCCCGCTCATGGTCAAGATGTACTGCGTCATGTCCCGCAGCGTTCCACCCGGAGCATCGTCGAACGAGATCGTAATTGACGCTGAACCGTACTTACCTGACATAGCTCACTCCCTTTTATGTATCCGACGCACGGCGCGTCATGGCCTGTAACGCCCGCGACGCGATCCAGCGTTCCAATGTGCGCCGGACAACCGTCGTATGACGCGCGACGTCGCCGGCGGATACTCGTTCGTCTCGTTCGGTCGCCGTCTTCTGAACCTCTACCGCGACGCGTTCAATCCGGATCGCGTAGTCGAGCAGTTGCGCCAGGCCATCGGCCGACAGATCCGGCATGCGGCACGGCCTTACGGATTCCTGGCGAATCCGGACAGTAGCGAGATCGACCCGCTCCCGGTCACGGCGCCGTCGAAGCACAGATAGCGCGCGATCGTACCGGCGACCGCGACGCGTTGCCCTTCCGTCTGGCCGGATGCGTGATTCGCGAACACGGCCAGATCCGCGTAGATCGCTTCGTCCGCCGAACTTCGGATCTTGCCGATGAATCCGGTAAAGCCGGTGAACGCCTCGATCTGCTGATAGCCGGCGCCGCCGTTGACCGTCGACGCCAGGACGAACGAACCGCCGGCGCCGGCGTGCGTGCCGGCGTTCACCGGTACCGAGAACGTGAACGCATCGATCACGGTCGCGACCTGTTGGCCGTTGATATCCGCGATCGACCCGGTCACGCCAGAAATGAAGACAACCTGATTCGTGACCAGGCCGTGAGGGACAGGACACGTCACGATCGACGGATTCGCGGCACTGTTCGACGTGATCGGGATCGCGCGTTGACTCGGATCGAGCGTGAAATCAACCGGCGTGCCGAGCGTATGTGTATTCCAGTTCGCCGTCTTGGCCGCGAGCGGCTGCACCAGGACGCCGCGATCGATCGCGCCAGAGATCACGTAATTGACGTTGTATTTCGTCAACTGTGCGAGCGTGATGACGGCCTCGTAGGCGCTCGAAAACGCGCCGTAGAATCCCCAAAAGGCGGATCCGACCGCTTGCGTCACGAACCCGAAGCACAGCGTACGGACGGACGTTTGCGGCGTGCTCGGTACACTGTTCACAAACGCCGCATGCGCCGCGAGCGCGGCCGTATCGAACAGGCCGCCCGTTTGCGTCACGGTGGCTTTCACCATGCCGGTAGGCGTCGAATACATGGCCGAGTCGCCCAGGCCTTCCGTCTGTTCCATGATCGATTCGAGCTTGGCCTGGAGTCCTTTTACCGTCGAGACGAGCAAGTTGTACCCGTCGACGACAAGCCAGATGCTTCCGCTGCCGTATTTGCCGGTCGCCATGTCCTATTCCCCCTCTTTCGCGGCCGGCGGAACCGGCTTGGCGGCCGCTGCCGGCGCGATCGGCGCCGGCTTGGATACCTGGACGGCCGGCGTCGCCGGCGCGTCCTGGCGCCGGATATAGCCGCACGCGAGCAACAGGCGCAAGGCGTCCGACGCGGTCCCCTTGCCGGCCGGCGGTTGGACGCGTTCACACGTTTCGCCCGGCATCGCCAGCGTTTGATCTGACCCGGTCGAGAGCCGAACGACGGCGACGAAGTCGCGGCCGTTCAGGACTTCCGCCGGTCCGACATACGAAACCGAGACTGTCTCAGCCATTCCAGGGCATCCCTTTCCATTGGTAGCCGCACACACAGACCGTATGCGGTTTGCCGAACCCGCCAGACGCGCGACGCGCTTCCGGTCCGCGTCCGCAATTCGGACAGCGATCCGATTCGGCCTTCGCGTGCGCGAGCGGCCGGCCGGCCGAATCGACCAGGCGATCGGCCGGATCCGGTGCCTGGCCGCTCATGACTGTTCCACCCAGGCCGTAAACGTCGACATGAGTTCGTGGCACTTGATCCCGTTCAGCGCGGAATCTGCGACGCGAATCGTATCGACGAACACGATCAGGCCGGCTTGTTTGAACGATGTGCCCGTCAAATCGAGCGCGGCATCCTTCAAGAGCGCGACGGCGCGACCGCTAATCCGTTGCGCTTCGATCAGGCCGCCATCGCGCGAAAATGCGTGCGTGACGATTTTCAGTTCCGGCAAATTGCCGGTACCGAACCCGCGTCGATCGGTCTGGCCTTGCACCTCGTAGAGCAAACACGGCAACGGCGCGTCTTCGTCCAGGTCGTCGACGACGCGCCCTTTCGTCAATCCCTGGAGCGTCGCATCCTGCAAGATCGCGAAGACGGCGGCGGCGGCGATTTCGTGAGACTCGATTGCCGTCGTCATACGGACGCCCGCGCCGTTTCCAGGAAATACCAGGTTCGGCCGTCTTCACACGGCAAAATCCCTGTGATCTCCAACACCTGAGACGGTCCGCCGATACTCGGTATCCACAGCGCGCGATCGCCTTCCGTCAGGTCCGTACGCGCGCGAATCCGAAACCGATAAAGCGTGTTCGATCGGATCGCCTGAAGCTGCAACCGTTCGGCCGCACTGAGCGGCAACAGTTCGGCCGACACGGTATCCACAGTCCGAAACGTAAACCGCTTGCCGCCGGCGGAATCGCTCACGAACGTTGCGGCGATCGTCCCAGTCGCCGGCGACGCGGGCGAGCCGGCGACCGGGAACGTAAACGTTCCAGTCCCGGTAACAGTGATCTTGGCCTTGACGTTGTATTCCGCCTGGCCAGCGCCGGCAAGCTGGAGATAGTCGCCAGACTGGTAGTTGTGCGGCGTCGACATCGTCACGGTCGCCACCGCGCCGGAACGCGTGAGGCTCGAGACCGCCCGCGACGAAACGTCCTTCGTCTGGATAATCAGCGTCTCGCGTAAGAGACCGAGATCGTAGCCGGCGATCGTCATGCCGCCGCGATTCCGCGTTGCGTCGGCAACGCCCGATAACTGACGTAGATCGCCCGCGTGCCGTTCGGAAGTTCTTGCGGCGCGCGCATGTTCAGCAACACGTTTTCAGGATTCGCGAACAGGCCGCCAAGATCGAGCTTCATGCCGTACTGCAACATCGCCGGCACGAGCGCGGCCGACGTGCCATAGCCGGCGACGAATCGAAGCGTGATGGCGCCCATCTGCGGCAACGTGATCGGCCAGATATGCGCGAACGGCAACGCGATCCGGCCGTGCGAGCAACGCGGACCGACCGGCGCTTGCGTGATGTAGTCCGTGGCCGGATCCATGGTCTGTATCTGGCCGGCGCGATCGAGATATTTAACGTACGACACGCTGATCAGCGGCGGACGCGGAATCTCGATATAGCCTTCGGACGGGAACGAATTGAGCACCAGATCCCACGTTTGCATGATCAGCGCGCGGCCGGTGCTCATCTCGCATCGCTCGCGCGTGAACATGACCAGTTGCGACAGTTGCGGATCGATCGTCGTGTTCACTGTCGGCGCCTGGACGCCGAGCGCCGCCGCCGCGATATTGATCACGAGCGTATCCGAGACGTTATCCGCGATCGTCGCGGCCAGGCGCGGGACGCCGCCGGCAGGCGGGACCGCATACGCGCGCCGGGCGGTACAGCTTGAGCCGCCGATCGCGACGTTCGATGCTTGGATCTTGCCGTTAATTGCGGGATCGGCGACGTTGACCGGATCGGACAGGTCGCCGAGTTGGGTTTCGCCGTCAGGCGTAACGAACGTGAATCCGAAGCGCCAGGCGCCGGCGTCGCACAGGCCCGGCGTCGCCGGACTGACGAGCGCAACCGTCGGCGCCGGCGGCGCGGGTTCGCCGGCCGTCTGGCCGAGCTTCAGGTGTCGACGCGCTTCGGCCACCGTAAACGGTTCGATCGCCGGTGGTGTCACAAGAGACAGCATTCGTCATGACCCTAGCTAGGCGCCTGGCGCGTAGTACAGAACGACGGTGATCTGTGCGCTATGCACAGAGTTATTCGCGATCTTCAGCGTGAGCACGTCGGCCGAACTGACCGGCGGATAGAGCGCCGTACCGCTGTAAATGACCGGCACCTTTTCCGCGACGCTCGAGCTACGGTTCGCGCCGACGCCTTGGAGCACGTCGAGACCGAGCGCGTCCACAATCGTGATGTCGTAGAGTGACGTCGGTTGCGTCAAGCCAGGAATCGTTTCGAGCGCGAGCAAGCGCCCTTCGAATCCTGGAAGCGCGGTATCCGGGATCGTGCCATCCGACGACGACGCGACGATCGTCGCCGTCAGAGTGCGAACGAATCCGACTTCGCGTTGGACGACGGCGACGGTTCCGACTGCCATGGTCTATACGGTGGTTCGGCTTACGTGCCGATCGCAACCCAGTTGACGTTAACGGATGTCGTCGTCATGGCCGCCGGCGTGCCGCCGAGCGTCTTCCAGCCTTTGACGAAGATCGATCCGGCCGCCGGCGTGCCGGCCTGGTCGCCGATCGATGCCGTGACCGATTCACACGTCACCGTCGGATCGTCGGCCATGGTCGCGATCACCGCGACGACGGTCGCCAGGCCAGTCACCACGGTTTCGATACCGCTGTGCGCGTTCGTGACCGCGACGACGCCGCGCGCGACCTTGTAGCCTGCGGCGACGCCGATCGCGACGTTCGTCTTGTCGACTTCCGACCCGCTCGCGCCGATGCGAAGCGACGCGGTCCGAAGCACGTCGACGGCCTTGTTCGCGTCGCCGACAAGCGCCTTGCTGGCGGCGGCCGTGCCAGGCGTCACGCCTGACAAGACGTTCTGTTCAGCGACGGTCGACGTCCCGTCCGTATTGACCGGCGCATACCATTGCGTCGTCGACGTCGCGTTGAACGATGCCGATCGGCCAGGTCCGAGCGCAAATGCGGCGTTCGCCGAGAGCGAATTGATCGTGCCGCCGGTCGCCGGATAGACGTTCAACACGTTTGACGGATCCGTGTTGATGACCGTCACGGCGGCGCCGCCGGTCGCGGCCGGCAGCTTGACGCCCTTCGTCCCGTCGGCACCGGTAATCGCGTTGACGTCGGCGGTCATGGCCGCCGCGTTTCCCTGATTCGTGCCGAGCGCGGCGACAACCGCCGTATCAGCCGAGAACCCGGCGCCGCCGGCGATCACCAGCTTGCGCGTCGTCCCGTCGATATGGAAAATTTCGTTCCCGTTGATGTCGTAAACGTAGGGATTACCGTTCACCCACCCAACGTAAACGTTCGAGCCGCTGAATTGTCCCGCCATGTGCGCGAATCCCCTTCCGTGAACCGCGAGCCGAACGAACGCCGGCCGGTGCCGTCAGGCACCAGGCCGGCCAGTCTCGCAACGTCAGCGCCTTACAGCGCGGTCGTGACGGTATCGCCTTCGTAACGCGTCGTGCCGTCCGCGATGATCGCCAGGTTCCGCGCCGATGCGGACCCATGGGCACACGCGATCGTGAGCCAGTTCAGGCCGTCCGGCATGAGCGACGACGGCAGTTCCGCGACGATCACGCGATGATCGAACGACGTCGCCGGCGTGATCAGAATGCCGCCCGCCGGCGTCACCGACCGCGCGCCGAACACGTCCGCACTCGGATTGCCGATGTCGGCGCCCGTAACGCGGTACTTCGGGAACAGTTCCGTCGTTTTCGTGCCGGCGGTCGCGCCGGCGTAGAACCGGAACGTCGCCGCGTCGCCCGTCAAGGCGCCATGCTGGATCAGGATTTCGATCCCGTTCAGCTTGCCCATGTTCACAGAATCCGAATCCGGATCCTGCGTGGTGTAGTCCGCCGGTTCGAGTAGCGGAATGTACTGGTCCTGTTCGTTGAACATTTGCCCTAGCTCCCTGAAAAAGTGACGACGACGGAATGGCTGCGACTGCGGTCCGCGCCTTGGTTACTGGAGCACGATGACCGGCGACAGCGTCGGCCCGCCGGACTTCGGCGTGAGCGGCTTGTTCCAGTTCAACTGCCCGTCCACGCGATAGATGAAGCGCCAGACCGCTTCGTCGGTCAGGAACGCGACGTGCAGCGAGACGGCCATCTCAGGCCCGCCCTTGTCGATATAGGTGTACTCGCTCAGGTCGACCAGGGCGAGATCCCCCTGTGTGCCGATCTGCTGCATGTACTCCACCGGAATGATCGGCCGATTCTTGTAGGTCGCGTAGACCTGGCCGTCGGCGGTTCCCGCCGGCTTGTAGGACGGATCGAACTGGCCGCCCATCCCGATCGGCACCGAGAGGATATCGAGATCGCTTTCAAGCGTCTGATCGATCAGCCACACCGAATTCATCCGGTTGGGCGCATACATGCGATTCCACATACCGCGCATGTCGTCCGAGACGACATGGCTCGCAACCTTGCGCGTGACCGTCAGGACCGCGCCAGAGTTCAACGCGCCTTGCGGCTTGTTGCTCCCGTCGCCGTTCAGATAAGCATCCTCGGTCCGGAACATGAGTTCCATGGGCAGGTAGCGATTGATCCAGCCTTCGAGCGCGACGGCGTCCTTGATCAGTTCGTCGGTCGAGTAGACGAACGCGCCGACCTTGCGCAGCTTCAACGTCATCTGACGGAACTTCGGTTTGCCACCGGAGATCGTCAAACCCTGGCCGAGCCATCCGGACGTGATGCCGCCGTACCGGCTATTGTCGGCGCGCGACGTTTCGTCGATCGCCGGCAGCACGACGCTATCGGACTGCGGCCCGATCGGCTGCTGCGTCACGCGCGAAAGAATCTGGCCGATCGCATAGGAACGCTGAATGATGTTCTGTGCGCGGTCCGTCTGAACCAGGAACCCGCCTTCGGACGGTACGTCGGAATTCATGCCGGTAGGACCGGCCGCCGAGATATCGCCGCGCATCGGTTTCAAGAGTTGCTGATCGTCAGTCGACAGACGTTCATCGCCGCCCTTCAGCACGAATGCGGCTTTGCGAACGGCCTGCAACTGGCGGCCGAAGAATCCCGGCATCTTGTCGTCGGCCTGAATCGTGACGCGCGGGACATTCAGTCCGCCGGCGGCGGCGGCGCGCGCGGCGGCCTCGACATCCGGATCCGGCCGGACGCCGGCGAAGTTCCGTTCCGCTTCGAGTGCCGCCTCGGCGGCGCGCAACAGTTCGCCGTTTTCCTGGATCTGCGTGTCGAGCGCATCGATCTTCGGCGTGAACGTGGCGAACGACGCCCGTTCCTCGTCGGTCATGGCCCGCTTCTCGATCAGCGCCTTTTCACCGATCGCGGATTTCTCGCGCGTCAGTTTCGCGACTTCCGACCGGAGATCGGCGTCACGCTGGCGGTAGTCCTTG